TGGTGCGCCCACCGCTGAAGGAAATGCAGGTTGGACTGTCAATTTTGAAGGGGTCACGCATCTTTTTTTACCTTGTTGTGAAAAAGTTGTTGACACTGTACCATGATCCTGTGCTACACTGCAAGCACGTTCCGAACTGAGTCCAGACGGGAACGCAACCAAAAGGAGAGCCACATGGCTATTTCGTTAAAACGTACCAGCGGCATCAGTGCCAATGGCGTCAAGCTGCTTGTGTACGGGCAGGCAGGGGCTGGCAAGACCAGCCTAATCAAGACATTACCACAGCCCGTGGTGTTGTCTGCGGAGGGCGGGTTGTTGTCTATACAAGATGCCGACTTGCCCTATTTGGAGATCACCAGCATGGATGACTTGCGCGAGGCTTACGCTTGGGTAGCGGATTCTGACCACAAGTCGGTGGCGCTGGATTCCATCTCGGAGATTGCCGAGGTCTGCTTGAACCATGAGAAGAAAGTCAACAAAGACCCGAGGGCGGCATACGGCGCAATGCAGGAACAGATGGCAGACATTATTCGCGCCTTCCGCGACTTGCCTGGACGTCATGTTTTGATGACCGCGAAGTTAGAAAAGACGCAGGATGAAATGGGCCGTGTACTGTACAGCCCATCCATGCCGGGTAACAAGACAGGGCAGGCATTGCCTTACTTCTTTGATGAAGTGTTGGCGTTGCGAGTTGAGAAGGATGCCGAGGGCAACACTCAACGGGCCTTGATGTGCGATAGCGATGGCATCTGGCTTGCCAAGGATCGTAGCGGCAAGCTGGGCGGTTGGGAAGCGCCTGACTTGGGCGAAATCATTAACAAGATTGGGGGTGTGGCATGAATATCAAAATCATGGCCCATGTGCATTACCAAAAATATGCGTGGCAAGAAAAAGGGGAATATCGACTTGCTTCTTTTAAGCTGGACGACAGCGCCGAACGCACCTATGTCGGTGAGCAAGAATTTGAGATTGACATTCCAGACAACTATGACCCGAGGGCGCAACAGATTGCTGCGCTTGAGGCGCTGAAACAAAAGGTCATGGCTGACTACCACAAAAGCGTGATGGAAATCAATGAGCGCATTGGCAAACTTTTAGCGTTGGAGGCAGCATGAACGAAACCTTAGAAGGCATGACGCTTAGAGATTATTTTGCTGCCAAGGCGATGCAAGCTATTCTTACCAATCACCGGCTGGAGGATTGTGACGACTTTCAACTTGCAATTAATGCTTATCAAATGGCAGATGCAATGCTTCAAGAGAGGGAGCAATCATGACACTCTACCAACGCTGGCTCGACGCCAAGAAACTTGAGACTATTGCAGTCAAAGACCGCCGCGAACTGGAAGACTCAATGGTCAAAGAGTTTGCCCTGCCAAAAGACTTAGAAGGCACTGTCAACCATGAGATTGACGGCTACAAGATCAAGATGGAAGGCCGCATCAACAAGAAGATTGATAGCGACAAGCTGCAAATGCTGGCTGCTGAAGCTGGCCTATCCGAACACCTGTCCAGCCTTTTTAGGTGGAAACCAGAGATCAATGTAAAGGCATGGGATGCGGCTGCTGACGCCGTTACCGGGCCTCTGCTTGATGCAATAACGTCTACCCCTGGACGCCCTACTTTTACCATTACGAAGGACTAATCATCATGGCTTTCCTAGACGAAGAATTTAGCATCGACTCTCTGCCGAAAGGCACTTCTAACTTTGAGCCATTGCCCGAGGGCTGGTACAACGCCACCATTACCAGTGCAGATGTTGCACCGACCAAAGGTGGCGATGGCAAATACATCAAGGTGCGCTACGACATTACTGGCCCATCCCACCAAGGCAGAGTGATTTTTAGTTACCTCAACATCAAGAACGCCAGCACCAAAGCCGAGGAGATTGGCAGGGCGCAACTTGGCGAAATTATGAGGGCTATTGGACTTGCCAAAGTGACTGACACCGACCAACTGATTGGCAAAGTCATAGGCATTAAGTTGACCATCAAGCGCGATGCAAAAGGCGATGGTAACGATGTGAAGGGATACAAGGCCATTGGCTCATCCCCTGCTGCTTTTCCTGCTGTTGCCCCTGCTGGTGCAGCGCCTGCAAAGTCTTCTACGCCACCTAAGTTTGGTGCGTCACCGTGGGCTAAGAAAACCCCTACCTAAAAAAAGACCCCGCTTTTAACGGCGGGGTCAATCACTACAGGAGAGAACAACGTGCAAATACCAGACCCAGAGATTACCATAACTTCACTGATTGACGCTGCCCATGAGGAGCGGCTGGAAAAGCCCAGACCGCATCTAGGGGCAAGCACCTTGGGCCACCACTGCGAACGGTGGCTTTGGCTGTCGTTTCGCTGGGCGGTGCAGGAAAAGTTCAAGGGGCGCATCTTGCGCTTGTTCCGGCGTGGCTTTAACGAGGAGGCCACCATCATTAGCGACCTACGGGCGGCAGGCATCCATGTTTATGGCACTCAAACCAAAGTGGACTTTGGTAGCCATGTCTCTGGCAGTCTGGACGGGGTTGGCAAGGGCGTACCCGGTGCGCCGAAGACAGAACACGTGCTGGAGTTCAAGACCCACAGCCTCAAGTCATTCAATGACTTAGAAAAGCATGGCGTGGGCAAGAGTAAGCCCCAACACTTTACGCAGTGTCAGGTTTATATGCACGGTACTGCCTTGAAACGTGCGCTATATGTTGCTGTTTGCAAAGACGATGACCGTATATACACCGAGCGCCTTGAGTACGACAAAGACCATGCGGTGAAGGCCATTGAGCGTGGGCAAAGGTTAACTTTGACTGACCGTCTGCCACCACCGATAAGCACTGACCCAACGTGGTTTGAGTGCAAGATATGCCCGGGGCATGACTTTTGCCACGGCAGCAAGACGACAAAACACGTTAATTGCCGTACCTGCGCCCACATTACGCCGTTGAGCGATAGCACTTGGCACTGCGCCAAGTGGGATGACATTGTGCCGCTTGAGTCTCAACGTACTGGCTGCGAGGCCCATGTCCTGCACCCTGACCTAGTGCCCTGGAAGCGGCTTGAGGGGCCAAGTGACTGGGTAGCAGTCTACGAGATTGACGGGCTGGGGATTGCCAACGGTGAGCCGGGGGAAGGGGTGTATGGGTCAAAGGAACTGCTGGCTAATGCTGCGGCTTGCGGGAGTGGTGATCCGCTGATTGCTGAGGTGCGGCAGAAGTGGGATGGGCGCATATGTTGAGAGACTACCAAACCCGAACAATAGACCAACTCTACGCTTGGTTCGAGGCAGGCAACCAAGGCAACCCTTGTCTAGTCCTGCCAACCGGCTCCGGCAAGAGCCACATCGTGGCTGCGCTGTGCAAGGACGCTCTGCACAATTGGCCCGAAACCCGCATCTTGATGCTGACCCATGTGCGCGAACTCATTGAGCAGAACGCCCAGAAGATGCGCCAGCATTGGCCCAATGCACCGATGGGCATTTACAGTGCTGGGCTGCGCCAGAAAGAACTGGGCGAACCGATTACCTTTGCCGGGATCCAATCGGTGCGAAACAAGGCCAAGGAAATAGGGCACGTTGACTTAGTAATTATTGACGAGTGCCACTTGGTTTCGCACAAGGACGAAGGCGGCTATCGGACACTGCTATCAGACCTCTATCAGACAAATCAGAACCTGCGGGTAATAGGTTTGACCGCCACACCGTATCGCCTGGGGCATGGCTACATCACTGACAAGCCCGCCATCTTCAGCGCCTTGATCGAACCCACCAGCATCGAGGAACTTATTCATAAGGGTTTTCTATCAACCCTGCGAAGCAAGCTGACCCGCACCAAGCTGGAGGTAGACGGGGTGCATAAGAGAGGCGGCGAGTACATTGAGAGTGAACTGCAGGCCAAGGTTGACACTACCGACAAGAATAGAAAGGTAGTGGCTGAAATAGTGCGCCTAGGGCATGATCGTCAATCCTGGCTAATTTTCTGCGCCGGGGTTGCCCATGCCCACCACATTGCCGAGGCGTTGCATGATGAGGGCATTGTTGCCGAGTGCGTGACCGGAGAGACACCGAGCGCCGAGCGCGACAAGATGCTGACCGACTTCAAGGCAGGGCGCATCCGAGCGTTAACTAATGCCAATGTAC